GACCCTATCAAGACCTGTCGGAAGACGACACACTCTTGAAGGTTTTGGAGGAGTTGAAACGATTAGAAAAGGATGAAAACGTGTGCGCAGATGGAAAGGAAGAAACACCGCCGTTAGAAGATGCACTACGGATTAATGTGAGTGGAGGAAGAAGAAGGCGCCGCAAAATTACTCGACGCGCTTTGCGCCGATACGGGACAAAACGTAGGTCCTGAGGAGTCCAATGGTAAAAATGACCAAGATGAAGGAGACGACGAGGTTGACGAACGCAACTAAGACCTCACCGACCTTGAGTGTGATTCCACCCATGGAGAGAGTGAATGAACCAACACCCTTGCCTGCTGCTGCGGCAGGGGCGAGCAATGGGGTGAGGATGTCCTCAGAGAGAGACTTGAAGAACTCTCCAACAACACCTCCGAGGTAGAACGAAGCGGTCAAAATTATGATGTCGCGTGAATCAAGCATATTTATTAAGAACCACATACTTTATTTCGTAAAGACAATGGACACTCGCTTCTGGGGGCCGAGTTCGTGGCAATTATTTCACTTGATTGCGTTTACTTCAAAACATCCCGACGACGTCCTGAATCAGATGAAAGATGTACTTCCCTGTAAGTTTTGTAGACAATCCACAACTGAGTATGTTCATGAACACCCTCTTCGCGGCAATCCTGGTAAGTGGTTATATGACCTTCATAATCGAGTGAACCATAAATTGAGAACTCAATGCAAAAACGACCCTGCAGTCTTAGATCCAGGACCTGATCCAGAGTTTGAAGATGTCAAAAAACACTATCTTGCATTGAAACCCACCGCCGTTCCAGGTGGCGACTTTCTAGGATCCATTTCTGCAAACTATCCTGAAGAACCCGAATCCGAACAGATGGCAACGCAACGGACCTTTTTGCATTCATTGAGTAAAGTCTACCCATTTTCTAATCTACAAAAGGTATTTGAAACATATGTGAAACAAAATGAACCTACGTTGGATTCACGAAAGTCCTATATGAAGTGGATGCATGGATTACTTACGGTATTGTCCCGAGAAACTGGAACATCTATGCCAAGTTTCAAAGGGTTTGCTCACCATCTTGCGTATTACAGGAGCGGTTGCTCCAAAAAGACGTATCATGGAAAAACGTGTCGCAAACTCTCTGGAGGTGGAAGAACCAAATCCAGAGACCATGCGAAGACGTTTAGAGTTGCTCATAGTAAGTTACTTTGATTTAGGTTTCGTGAACGCTTGAACGGTAAGACGTGCATGCTTTGCTGAATATACTTCGGGTCTTTTTTCACGGGGTCTTTTTTTACGTTCTTGTCGTGTTTTAGGTGGTTCGTCCATTTGAATCTATTATTCTGACGCACAGAAATCCGTTTTAATACATTCCATAACCCATTCCCTTCATTTCATCCATTCCACCCTTGCGTGACTTGCGACCCTTGCGAGTCTTTCGGCGACCACCGACTGACGCTGGACTTAGAGGACCCGTGGACAAACTAGCGGAAGGTGTGACCTCAGCGCCGCCCTTGTAGGTCTTCTTTGCCATCTTGAGAATGTCACCGAACTTCTTTCCCTTGTGCGACTTCATTGTCTTCTTAACATGCGTCAACCACTTATTTGCTCGTTTAGCGCCACCAACTTCAGACATTTATTAAGAAGTGAAGAAGTTATTGTAGTCCCGCCGATTTTTCAACGAACCCCGGCGTGTTTCCAAATAGAATCCATTGGCAACCATACGCAGTTGCTACTTCAGGATTAATACCCTCTTTTCCAAACACAGGGTCGGGTGTGACCAATGTGATGGAATTACGATTAAATGAAACCAGTTCAGAGTATTCGTGTGGATGCACCGCTTGACCAAATGTCAGGCGACGTAAAGTTGAATCCGTCCACGATAGATTGACTAAGTCACCCAATTCAGTGCCTTGAATTCCACCTGACACTATAATCAGTTTATCCGCAAGTAAATCCAATTCCATACTTTGCAAGTCAATGTACTCACGAGGAACCAAATGACGATGAACGGTTGTCTTCAAACACTCTGCTGCCTTATTTAACGTCACTGAGTTAGTCGTATGAGGAACAATGGACAGAATAAATGGAAGACGATTAGGGAACGCTTGAATTAAAGCAACACAAACTGAATCAAAGGTCCAGTAATCATATGCATAATCGTATCCTTGGTTTAGTGGATTTTTAGACACAACTGGGTTTCCATTCTCATCTGCATAGAGATGAACTTCTAATAATCGTCGACCCGATTGAATCACACTGTCTGCGTCTTCGTAGATACCTCCTCGCACAACGTAATCACACAATCGTTTAGAAATGGAAGGTAGTTTTACTTCTTCATCGGTTATTTCAGTCCACGCTACATATCCTACAAGTCCCAAAAGAGAAAGGGCAAGTACAGTCTCCATATCTTTCTACTCGGATGTGTTTTTTGGAATTTTAAACAAGAGACCACGGAACCCATTGATTACGTCATCTGGAATTCGCTCTTTCATAGGAATTTCCATTAAACACGCTTGGTGGAAATACAAACAATACATTCCACATTCAGAATCCTTGAATTGATGACGTGTGGCATTAAAGGTCATCTTCATAGGTTTAGATTTGCCAGTAGCGTCCCATTGAGACTTCCATCGTCGCATTAACTTTTTGATTTCAGGTTCGGGTTGGTGAGCATAGGAATCAAAATAGGTGATGCGTGGATACTCTAATTGCGGACGAATATCACAAAATAAGGCAATCCAATGTTCTCCTGGACCATCGTGTGGATCTGTATTGAAAACAATACCAATCTGATCATATTTCTCTGAGAGTTTGACAAGATTCATGGAACATAATGCACTTACAATACATTGATTGGTTTCGGATTTCAAATCAAAGTCAATCGGAATACATCCTACGAAAAAGTATTTGGGAAACAAGTTTGTAAAGTTCTTTTCAACCCGATCAATGTCATCGGACGATAACCATTCATATCGGTTCACAGACCATTCTTTGGGTGCCTTGGGTCTTTTCATAAGCGATGTGACAATACACTCTGCAGATCCTGTCACACATTGATCTTGAAGACGATGTTGAATATTCGTCCACATTTCTTCAGAGGTTCCTTTTGGAACGGGGGATTCCTTGGGATGTTCTTTGTTATACACTACACGGAGTCGTTCAATTTCTTCAACATCCAACCAAGACATTCCTTGTTTAAAATGGAATACTATTAAGTTAAGACAGACTACTTCATATATCATGGAAGCACTTAAACCCATTCTCTCAGAGTATGCAGACATTACCCGTAAACTTAATGAAGTCAACGCACGCGCTTCCGAACTTCGCGATGACCGCAGAACGGTTGAACTAGACTTGGCAGCATTATACGCTACCTCTCGTGAGACCTTACCTGACAAGATTAATCTTGCGACTTCAGGTATGACCTTTGCTGTTAAATATCCAAATCAGTGGAAAAAAGGTTGGACGCTTTCCAAAAAGGAATTGAAAGCGTATTTAGATGAATTGATTCCTCAAAAAAGTGAAGAGTTGATGCTTGAAATTGTTAAACGACAAGAGGAGAAGATGGTGGAAAGTGATTACGGTTTTGAGCTTAAAGTTGCGACAAAGCGAGATTGAGAGTCATTCTTAAGACTTTCTTCAATCTCCCTTAGGGTCTGCTGAATTTCTGCGAGTTGTTGTTTAGCTTGGTCCAAACTTTGATGGGGAAGGAACCCTTTTTGGATACGCGAAATCGTGCACACTAACGAACCATTCGTGCTCAAGAGACGGGTAGCCAAGGTATGCAAAGGCTTCACCATCAACGTGATATGATACTCAACAACACAATATTTTTAAATCCCATCATCTTCTCGCTGAAGGAAGTAGGCGTGGAGTTTTTCAGAGATTCCGCGAACACTGAATTCCAATACACCTTGCCAGTTAGGACGAAGGATTGTTCTCACATCTCGGATTCCATCTAAGATTGCATGACGATCGACATATCTGCGATTCACATGAGTGCCGTGCCATAAGTGATACACAGAACCCGATGTACATGCAATACGAGGTTTTGGAAGACTGGAGAACTCTTTGAATGCAGGAACTAAAGCAGTTTTGAGATAGGTTGTTGGAAACTTAACATCTAACCATGCTGCAGCAGAAAGTGTATCTCCACTTCCTGTGATTCCATATTCAAAGAATCCTACTTTGCGAAACCATCTGCGACGGAACGCCCACGCAAATCCTGGATGAAACTTATGATCAAAGTTTTGTTTACGGTCCATGTAGAGAACCGATGACCGTTCTTGCATGATTTTGGTATACGTAATGTCCATCCACACTGCAGATGTAAAGGGTTGAACTACATCGTTTTTGTTCAAGGCGTCTGAGACTTCACAATACCAGTGAGGATTGCCAAAGATGATATCGGCATCCAAGAACAAGACTTTGGAAAACCACCACGGAATCCTAGATTCAAGAATGGTGCAGAGATTCTCCTTGTGAAAGAGGATGGATTTACTCCAGACATGAAACGCATCGGCAATCTCGGGTTCTTGTTTATCAAACACCAACTCCAAAGTGTAATAGGGAATATTTGCAAGTTTGAGTTTTTCAATTGTGTAGAAGTAGTTCATCACCATACGTTTGGACTTTGCAGGGTTGAAGAAGACAAATCCGACTGCCATATCACGTTTCCATGGAGTATTATACCTTACATTTGCAAGTTCAATAGGTTTAGCGGTTTCTTGTTTGGGTAAAGGATCTGGTTCTTCTGTGTATGTCATAGACTGAGCGCTTCCCATTGTGTAGAAAAACGGATAAAAGATTGGATAGAAACTACAAGACATAATGACAGATGTCTACTCACCTTACAACGCCCGTAACCGATTCTTCACAGAGAAGGATATCCACCGTATTTTACACCGCCATGGTTTACCTCATTATCGTGTTTCAAATGCAAGAATCTTCCAGACCGCGATGGTTCATACAACCTATGTCAAACGATCTGAATATACTACACCCGATGGACGACCGGCGTCTCTTGCTCCGTGTCCCTCTGGTGTCATGCCCCTCCAAGATGAATCGTACGAATGTCTCGAGTTTGAAGGAGATTCCGTGCTTGGAGTATGTGTTGCAACCTATCTACGACGTAAGTACCCTGACAAAAAGCAGGGTTTTCTCACAGACGCTCGCAAGGAACTTGTTAACAACGAGCGAATCGGAGCTTTATGCCAAAAAGTCGGACTGGATACATTCTATGTCATTTCTAGGCACAACGAGGAGTCTGTGGCTATTAATGGACGACGAAATATACAGAAACTGGGAGACATATTTGAAGCTTTTATTGGTGCGCTATGGACAGATTGTGGAAACCGATTTAACATTGTCTACTCATTCGTCACCAACGTTCTGGAAGCCTATTTGGACATCCAGGATGTTGTCACTACTATCACCAACTACAAGGATATCTTTCAGAAGTATTGCCAGCGTGAGTTTGCGACAACTCCTACGTATACTATGATAGAGTCCAATGACGCTTTGATTCGGGTCACAATTGTTCTCAAAGGAAAAACGTTAAAAGAAACGGGTGAAGGAACGACTCGTAAGAAAGCAGAACAAATGGCTGCTAAACAAGCGCTTGAAGGATTCGGTGTTACTTTCGCTTCTGCGTAGTGACTCTAGCGTTTCGTCCACATTTGAACCGTTTGAGTGTTCGCCCTCGTGTCCATAATACAGACTTAACACAGACCGCGATGGGTCCTTTTTCATTGCGAAAGGTCTTCCTAACTTTCTTAATACACTTGCAAAACCTTCTTGTTTGATTAAGTCGTGCCATTGTGTCAAACTCAGAAGAATATATCCTCGCAAAGAATAAACATAATGGGCGGTGGTCTTCTACAACTCGTTGCTTATGGTGCTCAGGATGCGTATATCACTGGAAATCCTCACATTACCTTCTGGAAGGTTCTCTACAAGCGTCATACGAACTTTGCAATGGAGGCGTTCCGTGTGAACTTCACGGGTGCACCTCAGTATGGTCAACGTGTGGTTGCAGTCATCAATCGAAATGCGGACTTGATGTACAAGACCTACTTGGAGGTCCAACTCCCAGACACATATAGTGCAGCAGATGGTTCAGGTGTCAAGTGGACTGGTGCTTATGAACGTCGTCTTGGATACCAACTCCTCAAGAAGATTGAGGTTGAGATTGGTGGACAGATCATTGACACTCACTACGGTGAATGGTTGTTCTTATGGGAGAACTTGACCTCTGGATTTGACAACTCTGTCAAGTTAGACAGCATGACAGGTGGTTACCTTGGAGGCACGGAGACCAGCGCAGTGTCTTGCGGAGGTCGCCCAGCAGTCTTGTATATCCCTCTTCAGTTCTGGTTCTGCCGAAACCCAGGTCTTGCATTGCCCTTGATTGCCCTCCAATACCACGAGGTCCGCATCAATGTTACATTGAACCCTGCAACTGATTTAGTGTCTGGAACTCCTGGAACTGCTGGAAGTGTTTCAACTGCAGCATCAAAGTTGCCTCAATTGAAGGACATGTCACTCTATGTAGACTATGTCTATTTGGATGTCGATGAGCGTCGCCGATTTGCTCAACAGTCTCATGAGTATTTGATTGACCAACTTCAGTTCGGTCTTCAACAGACACTCACAACATCAAGCGCCCGAATTGACTTGACGTTGAATCACCCTGTTAAGGAATTGGTGTGGGTCTTTCAGGACGCCCGCAAGACAGACTGTGGTTCTGACTTGACCAAGAACATGGGATTCACTCAACCTTTCAGTTACGATGATATTGTCAATCGCGCCCGTCTTCAAATCAACGGTCAAGATCGATTTGACGAGCGATATGGTGATTATTTCTGGAAGGTTCAACCTTACCAACACCACTCAGGAGGTGCTTTCTGGCCAACTCGTGCACAAGTGACAGCACCAACAGCATCAACAGTAACATCTACATGTAGTGTTGTTGGAGACGTACTCACTTCAGGCGCTGTATCTGCAGGAACAAACTCACCACCACCTTACATAGTTGAGGGTGCAATTGTTTCAGGAACAGGTATTGCTCCAGGAACTATTATTTCTGCGTTTGGAACGGGTTCGGGTGGTGAAGGAACCTATCAGCTCAGCGAACCTGCTACTATAAATGGTACAGGTCTAAGCATTACATTCACGCTGCCTAACGTCAATTATGCTCCTCACAGCAACCCAATCAACGTGTATTCATTCGCACTCCAACCTGAGGAACATCAACCAAGTGGAACCTGTAACTTCTCACGCATTGACACAACCACCCTTGTGTTCGACAGTGTCTCAACCTCAGGTATTGCAAAACCCACTAAGACAACACCCTTCAACTTCCGTATGTATGCAGTGAACTACAACATCTTCCGAGTCATGTCTGGAATGGGTGGACTTGCCTACAGTAACTAAGTCCTTAAGGTCTTGAATGATTTCAATTTATCTACAAAGAATATCATTAGTAATTAAATGGCTAGACATTGTCATTCATCTATGTACAATTCACTAATTGAAATGGGAATGGATGATCGTTGGTCAAGATATAGGGGTGGTGGGTATACTGAAGCACATCAAGTTGGACCGTATAAAGTTGAGATTGCAGATGAGGGGGTTGATACACGCATCTTGCTTTGGAACCCATTGAAACCATGTGTATCTATGGTTATTGAAAAACAAAGCAAAGAAGCAGTACTTGATTTAGTAGAATATGATGCGGATTGCGCAACCCCTCAAATGACTCGTGATATGATCCACTTTGGATTAGACCTGCTAAAACAACAAGGTGCAATCAAAGTTCAACTGACAGATAAATCACGAGTACGATGTGGAACAAGTAAAGTTAGATTAGGTCTGATGTATTTTTTAAAATACGGACAAACATGGTATGAAAAGTATTTTGGGTTTTATCCAAGTCCTGAATATATAGATCAATATGAGAAACTTAAGAATAGACGATTAGAACTTGATATAGATTTCATTGCAAAACAACCGTGTGAGTATTTCACAGACGATGTTCTTCAAGATATTCTTTCTAGAATTGGTTACAAGTTTTTACAATCAATCATTTGGGAAAAAGAGTTATAATATAATGATCAAGTTGATAGTCGTTTGCTTAATTCTTTGTATTGCTTGGATCTTGATGAATCCTAAAAAAAGTTTCCGAAAAGAGGAACCTACTACACGTTTGTATTCGGAAGGCACCCGTGAAGTCCTAAGGTCTGTTGGATCATTATCGGCGCCAGATGACCCTTCCCAGGGCATTTTGCGTGGTCATGACCAAGGACATGACCGATTTCGTGCGAGATAACATACTGACGATATCCATTCAAATCTTGACCGCTCTTTGCAGAACCATGTTTCCAATTCTCTACATTAATTCTTAATTCCTTTCCTCCTAACTCTGCGCACGATAAGGTGTCATCACATCCTACCTTGCGAAGACCTGCTTTTGATGAAAGATGAATCACAACTTGAGGATTCCTCTTTACTTGAAAAAAACGATACCCTTTAGACTCCCATCCATTTGGATCCGCTAAGCAGATCGCTACATCGGTTGCAAAGTCTTTCAAAGAAAAATCCACATCTGGATCTACGACCACACTATAGGTGATACGCTTCATTGATTTCACGTGTGATTTTTAATTCAATTGTAGATGCTTCATCAGAGTATTCATGATCAATGATTTGGTAGAGTAGTTGATTCCCTTTTCTTCTAATACACACGCTATGATACCACCATCTTCATATATGATTTCAATTAACATGTCAACTTCTTGCGTTTGAGTTAATCGTATGACCCATCTATGCGGTTCTTGTTTGATTTCATACTTCATGTCGGGAAAGTTTAGTTCATTCAATGTTGTTAAAAGTACTTGCTCCATCTTAGTCTACCTTCTTCAGTTTTGGAAAAAATCAAATCCATTTTAAAGACTAAATGTACTTTCTATTCGAAGCAGTTCTTGTTGGTTTGTTTTTGTTGCCTGTCTTCTGGGTCACTGAAAAAGCGGGATTCTCGAAATGGATCACGGTGTTCCTTGCAGGTGCGTTATTCCATATCACTGCAGAGTTGACTGGAATTAATCACGCCTATGTTCTGACAAAGCACTAGTGAGTTCATCATAGGTCCCATAACCGTATCCACATAAATGTCCTATAAATCGTTCACGTTTGAAGGGTATGAACTCAGTTCCTTCAATTATTTTTTCAAAGAGAGTGAATGCATCCACTACTGAAACAAAGATAGGTTTAACATCCGTCCAATGATTTTGAGGAAGAACATAATGAATACGTTTGAGTGAGTCATCGTCAAATGGCACACTCAACTGGATGAGTTTGTCTAACAGAGTGATTGAGATTGTTTTAGATAGGTACGCCATTGTATTTGACTTCAATGGTTTGGCAAACTCAAATCTGTTTTAACAGATGTCTTGCAACATGTTCTACGACATTGACATTCACCGAGTTTCCTAGTTGACGATATGCGATTGCATCCTTTTCTGGAAGAACATGATCTTCTGGGAAACTTTGAAGACGAGCACATTCGCGAGGTGTAATGTATCTTGCTTTGGATCCTACAATTGAAGTCTGAACAATCGCGACCAAAGTTGGAAAGTCGGTTGCATTCTTGACTCGGATTCCAGATTGTCGTAATTGAATGTAGTGATTGTCAAGAACCTTGTCGGTCGGTTTCATAACACCTGCTTGCCATTCAAGTTTCGCATAGACCTTGCGTTTTTCAAGAACCTCCTTGTGTTTTTCCATCCATGCATCCCAGATAGGTTTATGTGCTTCGTAGAGTTTCTTGTTCTTAGTGATGTACGTCTTCTTCCACTTGGCAATTCCTGCAGCATCTGGGTCTTCCTTAAAATACTCAAGAATGATTGGGACACCTAATGCAGTTCCTGCTAGAACTGGAATCATTTCATCCCATGCTTCGCAGACTTGTTTGAATTCAGGTTTGATGTTGTATTTTGTTTCAACCTTCTTCTCTAAGATGACGACCTTTTCCTTCACAGGTTCTGGTGGAAGTGTGATTAAACCAATATCCTTTCGGACTCCCATGAAATACACACGTTCGCGTTTCTGCGGAACTCCAAACATATGTGGACTTAGAACTACATGCTTCATATCGTATCCAAGATCATCAAAGACTTTGAGAATGGTTTCAAAGACAGCACCTTTCTGAACCTTGAGAATATGCTTGACGTTCTCAAGAAGTAAGTATCGTGGTCTCTTTGCCTCTACAATCCTTGCGATTTGGTAGAAGAGCGTTCCTCGTGTATCTTCAAGTGCACCTCTGCGACCTGCATTTGAGAACGGTTGACAAGGGAATCCACCACAGAGAACATCATGATCAGGAATGTCTTCTGCTTTCAATTGATAGATATCACCGAACGGTCTCATTCCAAAGTTTTGCTCATATGAATCTTGACAGTTTTTGTCAATATCGGATGCAAGAACACATTCACCTCCTAACTTCTCTAGAGCACGATGAAATCCACCCATTCCACAGAAAAGGTCTACAAATTTGAAAGGCATGTAAAAAGAGTTGTATTAAAGAAGTGAATATCCATTTTGAAGTTAAGCGAGATGTACTACATGTGAATCGTGAACTTGAAACTGCATAGACCCTGAATGAACATTTCCCTTACCGCGAATCTCAACACGGTAGTTTTTCAAGACTCCACCTTCTTCTACTACAAGTTTGTAAAACATCTTTGCACATGCACCCGTGTAAAGACTCTCATCTTCAGTAAAGGATACAAACCTTGCAGAATCAGGACCTAGTTGTTTGAGTGAGACTCCATCAAATTCCCAAATCTTCACAGGACACTCTAGGCAGAAGAGATGTTTCATTAATTGGTTTGTAATGTTTTCATCTGATGCAATGACCTCGCGGATTACACTAAAGTATGGATTATTACGATCATAAAATAGTGCATTGACTTGGTGTCGATTCTCATTTAAGTGTTTAGGAAATCCATTCTCAGTAAGAAACTCCTTGCGAATTCTTTTAACTCGATTACCTGTATCCTTTTGCATCATGCTCTCCACGCTGAAGTTTGTCTTTGTAGCGTTGGTTGTTGCTTTTACTGAGATGCCCATTAATCTTCCATCTTCCATCTCCAACCATATATCTCCCTTTGCCGTCTTTCGATCAACTCCTACTAATGCAGTATGGTCAAACCGTGTCTTTTCCAGAGCAATTACCCGTATACAATTCTCCCATTCAGGAGATCGCAGTTCATTGAATCTATTTATTAGCGGTTGTAGATTCCCTTGTGTCAAGAGATTTGCTCTAAATTGTGGAAACTTTGGACAATGTAACCATGAAGGACATTCTTCAACTGTCTTTGGGTCTACTCCAGGTAGTTTAATCAATAATGCATATGCGAGTTCAAGAGGATTACAATCTGCATTTCTTCTGGGCATTCTTGTCTTTAGTTCTTCAGGATTTGTGTGTTCGTTTTTCAACCAGCGGTTGCCTCAGTGTTATGTAGGACTTGCCACCCACTTTCCTGACCCAACTAAATCCGTTTTCCGGATCGTCCAAAATGGATTTGATCTGCCCAACGAAACTCATCCCAAGTCCTACATACGATATACTGTGTGAGGCGTGCGTACATACGATACAATGTTACAATTAATTCCCTATAGCGTTACGATGAGAAAGTTAGGATACGTCTTGGACACGTCGATTCGTGGATTCATGCGTAGTCAGTGGGTGCCCAAGGGGGCAATCAAGAAGCAGAAGGTTATGAACGAAAAGGTTGACCGGGTCGTTCATATCTTTGAGACGTTCGCGAAGGTTGTCTCGCGAAAGTGGAGAGTCTTGTTGGACAAGCGTGCAGAGATGCGCAGACTCAGGTCCATCGTGCTGCCCATGTTACAGACGGTTGGACCATATGAACACTGGGGCAATATTGTCTACGAGGAAGACATTCGACAGAAAAGGATTCAGAACGACATTCAACAGGCGTACTTTGATCGCCTCGTTGCGATGCCCGATGCAGAGTGGGTTGCCCACACTCAGCGCGTCTTCCGGCAGATCTACATCAATCGCGAGGAGATTCAACCTTGGATTGCCATTGCAAACATGATCAACCGTCGTCGCTTGGAAGCGCGCATGGCAATCAATGAAAACAAAGCAGTCTGGACAGAAATCAAACCAAAACGTAAGATCCGTTCGGGACGATTTGGAGCATTGGAGGATATCGATGAATAACAATTGACACAAATCTGAAACTAATTTACAACTCACCTAAAACAAAAACAAAACAAAAAGAGTTTTTACTTTCGACTTTGAACATTGTTGGATTCTGTTGGATTCCTGTTGGATTCCATGAAC